ACATGCTATACACACCTAGCCCGTTCCCCCGTGACTGCGCTTCACCTAAGCTAATGCCGTTTCTGGGGTACTATGGGTTATCTAAGTGCGAACTTAAAAATCAACTATTGTCTTTATAATAATGTGAGTGTATCACTGGAAACACTTGTTCCTCTTTAAAGCTAGTGAACATCGCACCACCGTCATTCCCTTCATCATCTCTCGAAGGTATTATGAAATTACCATCATCAAGCCATATTACGATTGGGTGATTTCTAAAGCCCATATGTTCAGCTTCTTTTTCAGTTAAATATCTTACTTCAGTTATTCTTTTATTTAGCAATAGTGTGCTAATTCTATACTCCCACCCTTTTACAGTGGTATCGTTTAATTGTTCTTTTGTAAATGTATTTTTCATAGTTATTTATTTTTAAGTTATTAATTTTAATTTATTATATTATCTAAGTTAAGTCGTAATTAGTACGTTCATGACCTGACTACAACCAGTCCACCGTAATAATCCCAATCATCTGGGTTTATGATTCGTACTCCACCGGATTCGATTATATGATTACCGTTTTTCTTTCCGAGGTATTTAACTTTAACTGGTATCGTTTCGCAATTCATATCATATCCGGTTGACCAGTATTCCATTCCAACGGATAGAGTATTTAGATTTATTTTATTCATAGTTATTTATTTTAAGTTATACTCATTTCCCACACCAATTCCAGGTGGTTTTTATCTAAGTCATATTTGCTTAGTATTTCATTTATACATTCTTCCTTTGATACACCTAGTGTCTGACACTTATCCATGTACTCTAAAAAATATTCTATTAACATTGTTTTTAAGTTTATTATATTATCATTAACTAGTCGTGGTTAACACGTTTCGCGATCTCCTCTTGATCGAGGGTGAACAGAATACGATTTGATTTTTCGTTTGCCAAGTTTGCTGGCACTTTACTTTTTTTCTAAGTTTATTTAATTTAGTCATAGTTATAAATTTAAGTTCGTATATATTATCAAAGTATAGTCGTAGTTAGTGCGTGCCCGAGCCAGTAACCAAAAAGCCAAAACATCTGGAGGGAACCGGGTAAAACAGGGCCCCGTGGGGGTAAAAAAAGTGATTTCGGTTTGCGGTGGTGTCGTGTAAAATACGTATATAATACAAAACCTCTATACATCTAATATGACAATAGGTTGTATAAATATATTTAGTAAGTATCAATTGTCGTATTAAAGTTTATTCCACTTGCGTAATTAATATACTATGAAACAGAAACTTAGTAAGAAGGCCTTGCTTGCAAAACGTAAGAGGGATTTAGAATATGCTCTAACACCTAGAAGACGTAAGATGAAAGCAGAGAATCAAAGACTCAGAAGGGCTGCGATTAAATCTGGAAAGAATATTAACGGAAAAGATTATGATCACAATACGAAGCGTTTCATATCTGTTAAGAAAAACAGATCAAAGACGAAGACTACGAACAATACCAAGTAGTCTTTATTATTAACCAATAAATAAATACCATGACATATTTTTATTACAAAACCTCAACCCAGGGAAACCACGTTTCTGAGGATACCAAAAGACACTGGGAACACATCTCTGATAAAAAGAATTGGAGAATAACTCAATTACCAAATGGATACTACCAATCCGAATATGCGGATCCGTGTGATTGCGATAAAGAAAAAGAAAACTGCGATTGCAATTGGACAGCGGTAACCAGAAGAGAAACAATTCAGTCTTGTGAAGCAGCAATAGATTCTTCTATTGAGCACTACAAGAAGAGACTTGATTTTCTAAAAGGGCCTAAGGTAGTAAAAACATTTTAAATAACCACTAAAAAAAATTTAATCAAATGGAATATAATCATCCTAGTGAGATAGTAAAAGATTTAACATTCGGATCGGATGTTAAGAAAAAGATAATGGCAGGTGTCAAAAAGTTAACTGACGCCGTTGAAACAACTCTCGGTGCATCGGGAAAATGTGTCATCTATGAAGATGCCATGGGAAAACCGGTGATCACCAAAGATGGTGTAACTGTTGCAAACTCCGTAGTGCTGCTAGATCCTGTTGAAAACATAGGAGCAAGACTTATAAAAGAAGCAGCCCAAAAAACAGTAAAAGAAGCCGGTGACGGTACCACTACCTCAACCGTGCTGGCTTCAGCCATCTTAAATGAATGTTTAGCTTCTAATGCAGATTTAAGAACAATAAAGATAAATGTAGAGAATGCAAAGGATAAAGTACTGCAGTATTTAGAAGATATTAAAATAGAGGTAAAAGATGATATGCTAGATAGCGTTGCTACTATCTCAGCTAATAATGACAAGGAGTTAGGTGAGATAATTGCCGGCGCATATAAGAAAGTCGGCAGTGATGGTGTTGTACTGATGGAGGAATCTGACACGGAAAAAACGTACGTTGAAATCGTAGATGGAGTACAATTTGATTCAGGCCTCAAATCACAGCACCTAGCTACTGACGATGATAAGGTGAAATCAGAACTTGATAATCCTTATATATTAATAGTAGGATCTGAAATACCTAATATACGTAAGATACAAGCAATACTTGAACACGTTATAAGAGAGAAGAGAAGTTTACTGATTGTAGCACAGCTTGACCAGCAACCTTTATCTGCTCTTATAATGAATAAAGTAAAAGGTAATATAAAGGTAAACGTCGTAGACGTACCCGGGTTTGGAGCGACTAAGCACGATACTATGGAAGATTTAGCGACAATAACCGGCGCAAAAATCGTTTCGGAAGAACTGGGAGATGATTTAGATTTAATCCAACCTGATTGCTTAGGTGAAGCTGTAAAATCCGTTACAGATGATAAAAACACTGTTATTACTATAAAAAAATTGCCGCAAGCGGCAAAAGAAAGAATAAAAACAGTTAGAAAGAAGATTAAGGAAGAAAAGAACGACTATATTAAAGAAAAGCTACAACAAAGACTTGCAATGCTATCAGGTGCTGTGGGTATTATAAAAGTTGGGGCAAATAGTAAAGTTGAGCTAAAAGAAAAGAAAGATAGGGTAGATGATGCAATACATGCTACAAAAGCTGCGCTCCGTGAGGGGATTGTGCCGGGTGCGGGGATTGCACTGCATAATGCTGCTACAAATATAGAATCTAATATTTCAACTGAAAAATTATTATATGAGGCTATTAAAATGCCTTATAAAACAATACTTTTAAATGCTGGTATTAATTATGGGCCAAACTTTGATAATGGTTGGGGAATAAATGTAGTAACAGGCAAAGGTGTTGATTTAATTAAAGAAGGTATTATTGATCCTGTACTTGTTACAAAAACAGCTTTAATAAATGCAGTATCAGTAGCACTTACAATATTATCAGCAGATTGTGTAATTTCAAATATTAGAATAAATGAAAGCAGTAAATAATTACATAATCATAACAACTATAAAAGAAGAGCAAAAAACTGAAGGTGGTTTTATTATGCAAGATGATAAAGCTGAATTTAGATATTTAAAAGGTGAAGTTGTAAGTGTTGGGGAAAAGACTGAAGCAATTAAATGTTGCGATATTATATATTATGACAGGCACGCTGGACACGATATAATGTTTGACGGAAAATCATATACTGTAATAAAACAGCAAGATGTTGTAATAGTAGAATGAGGATAGAACCATCTGACCTGCGTGACATGCAGCTTTTTAAATATTATAGACTGGTTAGAAAGTGGGCATGTAAAACTTATGGGCTAACCGATGCAGATTTAGAATTACTTATTCATTTTGATTGCATTGGGAGATTTACACGTAATGATTACATTAACGGTACATACCTCATGAGTTGGGATAAAGCACGTTGGGAAAGACTACGAAAAAACGGCTGGATTGATGTATGGAGACACCGTAACCGCACTACTATTAAATATTCTATATTCCAAACTTCATTTAAAACAAAAAGACTTATTACCAGAATTTATAATATTCTGTTAGGTAATGAAGATATACCAATATCTCAACAAAATGTCTTTTATAAAAATAAAACATATACAGATAAAGTTTTTAATAAAGCTATAGATGATATGTTAAAAGATCCAGAAAGATGAAAGATTTAATAATAATTTGGGTTATGACCCTCATACTAATACTTATATAATTATGCCAAAGTCAATGTCAGGTAAAAAAATTAAATATTTACCTAAAAAGAAAAAAAGCACTAAAGTAAATAAAAGAAAAAGCAATTATGCCAAGTAAGAACGCACCTTCAAGAAAAAAATCTTTAGGGTATTATGCTAAAGTTAAAAAAGGCGGAGGCACAGGAGCTAAGGCTGGTGGTGGTATGACTGCTAAAGGTGTTGCTAAATATAGAAAAGATAACCCAGGTAGTAAATTAAAAACAGCGGTAACGACTCCTCCCTCAAAGCTTAAAAAAGGAAGTAAAGCTTGGAAGAGAAGAAAATCTTTTTGCGCAAGATCAAAAAGTTGGACTTCTGAAAGAGGTAAAGCTGCTAGACGTAAATGGAATTGTTAATATGAAAAATAAATTATCACCTAAACAAATGAGAATTGCCGCTATGGCAAAGCCTTTTAATAAAATAACAGGGGCTGATTTTGCAAAACTACGTAAAAAGAAAAAGAAATGAGTGAATTAGACATTGATAACATCAAGAAAACTAAATTTAGTATCAGTGTAGAAACTTTAATAATAATAGGTACAACTATTGTAACTGTTGTAGGTATGTGGTATTCACTACAAGCTGATATAGAAGAAGCTAAAAAATTACCAGAACCAGAAGTATCTAGAACAGAATATGATTTAAAAGATCAATTGATTCGTGAAACCATTATTAATACACAAGAAAAGGTGGAAGAAAATGGTAAAAAATTAGAGGATATTGATAACAAGTTGTACGAAATAATTAAAAACTAATGAAAAAATTTATTACAATCTTATTAACTCTATTTGCTTTTAATTCTTATTCACAAACACACGACGTAACGCTTATACATTTTAATTATACGTGGAATCAAAAAAATGATTATAAAAATTTAGGTTCAATAAAGAGAGCAAATGTATCAAAAGCATTTGTAGAAGAACAATCGCCTGATTTACAAGCAAGTATAAAATCAGTGCCTACTATAATTATTTTTAGAGATGGTAAACCAATTGCTAAATTAGAGGCAGGGTTAAGCATGAAGATAAATGCTACAATAGAAGAAATACAAGAATTAGTAGATAGAAATTTATGAAATCAAAAGGATTAGGCGATTCAATTGAAAAAATAACAACAAAAACAGGTATCAAAAGTATGGTTGATATTGTGTCTAAAGGTTTAAATATACCTTGTGGATGCGAAGGCAGAAAAGATGCTTTAAATAAAATATTTCCATATAAAAATAAATAATATGAACATTTTAATTATAATTGCAATTTTAGAGGCAATAGTTATAGTGTATTTAGCTATGCTTCATTTAGGTAAAATTAAAGATGCTGATAAAGATTTTATCGCAGATGCTGTTGAAAATAAAGTTGAAGAAATTCAAACTAACGCAGTAGAAAAATTAAATAGATTAAAAGCAGAATTAAAGGACGTAGCTGACTCACTTAAAGAAGTTGGTAATCAATTAGAAGATCTGCCTAAATCATTAAAAGGCAAAAGAGCTGGGAGAAAGCCAAATGTCTAAGGATAGAAAAAAATTAAAAGATACAGCAGTTGGTCAATTTTTAGCAAATGCTGGATCAAACATAATTGGTAGTCTTGGTGACGTCCTACCAGATAAAGGGGTTATGGGGTTAGTTAAAAACCTTATTAAAAAAGATCCCGCACTACCACCGGAAGACAAAGAAAAAGCATTAGCATTATTACATCAAGATACAGTTGAAATGCAAGAAGTATCTAAAAGATGGCAATCAGATATGCAATCAGATTCTTGGCTTTCAAAAAATACAAGACCAATGACACTTATATTTTTAACAGTGGCTATGGTCTTATTGATATTTATAGACTCAACAGGGCTTAATTTTAGTGTAGATAGCGGTTGGGTTGATTTATTAAAATCACTTCTTATTACTGTTTACGTAGCTTATTTTGGTTCACGTGGAGCAGAAAAATTCAAAACTATAAGTAATAAATAATGGCTAGAATAAATACTTATTTAACCGACACCAGTATACAAGACGGTGATAAGTGGATTGGAACAGATACGCTAACAGGTAAAACAAGAAATTTTACTGTTCAGGGTATTGCCAATAACTTTAATGAAACAGGTAAAATAGGTATTGGAGGTCAAATTCCTTATTTATTTAGTACACAAAGTTCACCAAATAGATTAGTAGGTACAATAACTTTTGCAGGTGGTAGCGGGGATGGCACAGCTCTTTCTACTATTAATAATTTAGTTATATCTAAAACTAATAACGGTGGAATACTTGTTACTGAATATTTAGAATATTTAGAAGATGGTTCAATTTTTATATACCAAATGGATGATACAAATGTATTTGGTAAATATGAATTAACGTCTCTTGTAGAAAGATCAGGTGAATCAGGCTTTTTTGATGCTACATTAAATTTTAATGAAGGCAATGGAAGTTTAACAGCTGGCAAAATATACGGAATAGTTCAAGCGCCTAGTGATGTGGATAAAGCTTTTATATTTACACAAAGCTCTGCAGCTAGTACTTGGACAATAAATCACAACATGGAAAAATTTCCCTCGGTTACTGTTGTTGATTCTGCAAATAATTATGTAGTGGGGGAAGTAACATATACAAATAATAATTCATTAACGGTAAGTTTTTCTGCAACGTTTTCGGGGAAAGCATATCTAAACTAAACAAATCATGGCTTTAAAATATTTAACACATCTTAATTTAAACCAGAATGAGTTACAAAATCCGGTGATTCACCCTTTAGGTACTGCGCCGTCAACTCCTACAGAAGGACAGATTTATTATAACTCAACAACTGGAAATAAAAGAATTTACGTTTATGACGGTTCTGCTTGGTCAAGTATTGCTGGTGATATAACAGAAGTTATAGCTGGTGATGGTTTATCAGGTGGTGGTAATAGTGATTCGGTAACACTAGCAGTAAATGTAGATGATTCCACAATTGAAATAAATGCTGATACGCTCAGAGTAAAAGCAGGTGGTATTACAGCAAATGAACTAGCTTCAACAACAGTTACAGCAGGATCATATGGATCTTCTTCAGCAATACCTACATTTACAGTAGATGCTGATGGTCGTTTAACAGCAGCTGGTACAGCTTCAATAACAACAACACTTGATATTGCGGCTGATTCAGGTACTGATGATGGTGTTGTCTTAGGAACAGATACATTAACAATTTCTGGTACAACAAATGAGATTGAAACATCTGTGTCAGGTGATACAATCACAATTGGTTTACCAGATAACGTAACAATTGGTAATAACTTAACAGTAACTGGTGATTTAACTGTTTCTGGTACAACTACAACAATTAATACAGAAACAATTGAACTTGCTGATAATATCATAGTACTTAATAGCAATGAAACGGGTACACCATCACAAAATGCTGGAATTGAAGTTGAAAGAGGTACTTCAACAAATGTAGATTTAAGATGGAATGAAACAAATGATGCTTGGGAACTTACAAACGATGGTACAAACTATTACAATATTTCAACAGAAGGCGATTCATATAAAGCATCAATTGGTGATGGATCAACACTTTCATATACTGTAAACCATAATTTAGGTTCAAGAGATGTACTAGTTGAATTATACGATGCATCATCATACGAAACAGTAATTGCTGATATTACAAGAACTGATACAAATAACGTTACAGTTGCATTTACAAATGCACCAACTTTAAACGATATTAGAGTTCTTATTAGAAAAATTTAAAATATAACCCATGCCTGTAAAGTTTAGGGATACAATAAACATAAACGATTCGTATACGTTCCCATCTGCTGATGGAACAGCGAATCAGGCGATTGTAACAGATGGTGCTGGAAATTTATCGTTCTCTGCAGTAACAGATGGGCAAACGGTTAAAATTGAATGTAAAAATACATCAGGTAGTACAATTACAAAAGGTACACCTGTTTATGTAACCGGTACAGTTGGTACATCATTTAGAGTAGAAGTTGCACCTGCGGATGCAAGTGATTCTGCTAAAATGCCAGCAGTTGGGTTACTTGAAACTGATTTAGCAAACAACGGTGAAGGATATGCTGTAACAGGTGGTTTACTTAAGAATTTAACTACGGACCCAATAGACAGCACCACACCATCTTCAAATGATACAATATATGTAAAAGCTGGAGGTGGTCTTACAATGACAAAACCTACTGGGACTAATTTAATTCAAAACGTAGGTAAAGTAGCAAGAGTAAATTCATCTAATGCGGGTTCAATTATAGTTTCATCTATACTTAGAACAAATGATATTCCTAATATAGCTCAAAATAATATTTGGGTTGGTAATGCAAGCTCAGTTCCAACAGCAACATCACACACAGTTGGTAATATATCAGATGTAACATTATCAACATTATCAGATGGGCAAGTATTAACTTGGGATAGTGCAAATAGTTATTGGAAAAACGCAGCAGCTGCAGGTGGATCAAGCCAGTTATCAGTTGAAAAAAATATATTAACAGGAGATGGATCAACAGTTACATTTTCTGTATCATCATCAATAGTATCTGAAAACAATACACAAGTATATATTGATGGTGTTTATCAAAGTAAAGATAATTATAGTACAAGCGGTTCAAATATAACTTTTAGTACTGCGCCACCAAATGCAGCAGAAATAGAAGTAATACATTTTGTTTCTGTACAAGGTGTAGTTAGAACTGATACATTTACAGGTGATAATAGTACTGTAGCATTTACTGTAGGAACAACTATAATTGATGAAAATAATACACAAATATATATAGATGGTGTATATCAATCAAAAGATAATTATACAGTATCTGGAAGTACAATAACATTTTCAACAGCACCTCCAACAAGTGCAGCTATTGAAGTTGTACATATAAAAGCAGCTGGAATATCAACAATAAATGATAATCAGTTTACAGGAGACGGAAGCACTGTTGCTTTTACATTATCACAAAGTGTTACAGATGAAAATAATACATTTGTATTTATAAATGGTGTTTATCAAGATAAATCAACTTATAGCATTGCTGGAGCAATATTAACATTTAGCACAGCACCTCAAAATGGATATACAATTGAGGTTATGCAAGTTGGTGAGATTAGCATAAAAGCTAATGCGTTAACAACTGATAGTTTTACAGGTGATGGTAGTACAGTTGCATATACACTTACAGTAACACCAGCAAGTTTAGATGCGGTTGATGTTTATATATCTGGTTTAAGACAAAATAAAAGTACACTTAGTTTATCAACTAATACATTGACATTTTCTACTGCACCACCAAATGGGGCTAGTGTAGAGGTTAAAACAATAGGTGATATAAATACAAGTTCAGTTGTTGCAGCACAATCTATAACAGGTGGGCAAGGAATAGATGTAGCGGAACCATCAACTAATAATTTTACAATAAGTAATAGATACAATGTCAGTGTAATTAGTACAGCTACAACAGCACAAGCAGGGTATGTATATGTGCTTACAGCTAGTTTAGCATTAACATTGCCTGCAGGAGTAGTTGGGGATTCAATTAAAATTAGTAATAGATCAGCTACTACAACTTGTACGGTAGTTCCAAATGGAACAGATAAAATAATGGGTAGCAATACCACACTTACGCTTGATACAGCGTCAGCAAGTTTTGAATTAATATTTTCAGGTACAGCCCAAGGCTGGGTAATAATAGGACAATAATATGAGTAATTTTACAGATTTTTTCTCAGCAGGAGGTGGAGGTGGGTTTGGAAGAAGTATCACAGTTGGAGATATAGTTTATCCAAATGCTAAAACAGTAGACGAATTAAAATTATATAAATGGTATCGAACAAATGATTCTGCAGGACAATCATTTTATGTTTTAGCCCCCGGCTCTAATCACCCTGATATTTATTTTGGGGAGGGAAGCGATGCAGGCTGGTCTTCTTCTTGGAATACTATAGTTGATATAACTTCTTCAACAAATGGAGGAGGCGCATTTGTATTAGAAGCCGCTCTATATGGTGATGGTCAACATTTGAACAGACAGGAACAAATAAGATTAACAATAGATGGTACTGCAACAACTTTTACAGCAGTAGCAGCTACAGCTTATGATAGTGTACAAGTATTTTTTGCGGGATTAGCATCAATGATAGCACAATATAATACAGGGGACTATTCTGGTTCACATTATAATTTAGAGCGAGGGGCGCCTTATAATGGTAGTTATGACCCCTGGCTTTACGACAGTACAACAGATAGTTATTATAGAGGTAGGCCAGCTGGGGGGAATTATTATATACCTTATCCAAATACTGAAAATTTAATTGGATTACCTTTTTTATATTTTGAAAGTACATTTAAATTTGAAGTAAATTTCGGTAGGAGTGATGCTAATGATAGAGCCCGTGCACTTGTAAAATTATTTTAATTATGAATATAGAATTAGTAGAGCTTTTAGAAAATTTAACAAATAGTTCTAGAAATACAAAAGAATTATTAGAATACGGTGATCAAATTAAAGTATCATACAAAGGTGCTGAAATAATTTGTTTTTATAAAAGTCCAGAAGCGGGAATGTATCAACAAGAAGAAATAGCTGAATAATGGCATTAACTAAATTAACACAATCACTTATTGACGGTACTTTAGTTACTAGTGTAAATGGAAATACAGGTGATGTAACAGTTGTAGCTGGAGTTAGCAGCGTAAATGGGAATACAGGTGATGTGACAGTTGCAGCTGGTATTGATTTACAATCAACTGTTAAAACAGCTAATTTTACAGCTGTAGCAAATGAAGGTTATTTAGTAAATACTACAAGTTCAGAAATAACTATAACCTTACCAAGTTCACCATCTTTTGGAGATGAAGTTTTAATAATTGATTATGCGGGCACTTTTGCAACTAATAATGCAATAATAACTTCTTCA